ATCTATTACAGGTTGGATGAATAACCCAGATGTATTATTTGATGCAGAGGTATTGGAAGAAGGAGCTCGAATTGTTAAAGAAGTTAATAGAGAGATTGCGGAAGCTATTGGAATCAATCCTGCGGCCAGGACCACGTGTGTAAAACCTTCTGGAAATGCATCAGTATTACTACAAACTGGATCAGGAATCCATGCTGAACATTCTGAAATGTATATCAGAAACGTGCAAATGACTAAAGATTCAGAAGTAACTGCCGCTATTAAAGCTTCTAATCCTTTCATGGTTGAAGATTCCGTATGGTCAGCAACTGGATCAGATGTTGTTGTTTCATTTCCTATTCTTCCAAAAGAAGGATCAATATTTAAAGATGAGCTTTTAGGTGTAGATCATTTAGAAAAAGTAAAGTTAGCCCAAAAGCATTGGGTTGAAGCAGGTACTAATATTGAATTATGCGCTGATGAAGGTGTAAGACATAATGTGTCAAATACAATTATTGTAGATGATTGGGACCGAGTTGAAAAGTATGTTTTTGAAAACAGAAATTCTTTTGCTGGAATATCATTTCTACCAATGACTGGTGATAAAGACTATAACCAAGCACCAAACACTGCAGTTATTTCTGCCAAAGATATGGTAAAGAAATATGATACAGCAGCAATATTTGCATCTGGATTAGTAGTTGATGGTTTAGATGCATTTGATAATTTATGGAATGCTTGTTCAACAGCTCAAGGCATGGGTGAAGATCTGTCTCTTGAAACATCTGACAATGCTATCAAAAAAGATTGGGTAAGAAGATTTAATTCTTTTGCAGAAAATTATTTAGATGGCGATCTTAAGCGAGCGGAATACTGTTTAAAAGATTCTTATCTATTGCATAAATGGAATAAGATTAATAAAAACTTTAGACCAATTACTTGGAAAGATGATCTTACCGAAAAGAGATATACCGAAGTTGATACTTTAGGCGCTGCGGCATGTGCTGCCGGTGGCTGTGATATCGATTTCTGATGTCAAAAATAAAAGTACATTATGTTGAGTGTGAGTACTGCGAAGCTGAATCTCAGGTAACTTCGCAGTATGAACCTCAGTATTGTCCCAGTTGTGGAACTGAGATAAATGCAGAATATGTGAGAGATGTAGAGGAAGATGATTGACATACCGCGATCTAAGTTTTCTCAAGAATACGAGTACTTAGACCAAGATAACAAATCTTATAGAAAAACTTCATTTTCTATTGTAAAACATACGACATACAGTAATTTTAGATCTTATCGTGTGGATATATAATATTATGTGGTATTATGAAGATAAAATATTTGATCCTAAAAAATATTCTCATGAAAATTATGCTGGATTTGTTTATATAATAACAGATCTATCTAATCAAAAGAAATATGTTGGAAAGAAACTTTTTTGGAAGATTCATAAACTTAAACCTTTAAAAGGAAAAGTTAATAAGCGTCATTCTAAAAGAGATTCTGATTGGCAAGACTATTTTGGATCAAATGATGAAGTGAAGCTACTTGTAGAACAGAGTGGTAGAGAAAGATTTAAAAGAGAAATAATAAGACTTTGCAAGACTAAAGGCGAGATGACATACTTTGAGATGAAAGAACAGATTGATAGAAAAGTTTTATTTGATAATAAATACTATAACGAGTTTATTGGTGGAAAGATACACTCAAAACATCTTAAAGGAATAGAAAATGCATGAATATAAAGCAAAGGTAATCAAAGTTGTTGATGGTGATACTATCGATGTAGATTTAGATCTTGGTTTTGGTATATGGCTACGAAACGAAAGAGTAAGACTATATGGGATAGATACTCCAGAATCAAGAACCAGCGACAAAGAAGAAAAAAAATATGGTAAAGCTGCAGCAGCTTTCTTAAAGAAATGGATAACTGCTGGTGGTGTAAAGATTAAAACACATAAGGATGCAAAAGGAAAGTTTGGTAGAATTCTTGGAGAAGTCTGGTGTTTTGATACAAACGTAAATCAAAAGATGATTGAAGAACATCATGCTGTGGAATATCACGGGCAGTCAAAAGAAGACATTGCAGAACAACATTTAGAAAATAGAAAGAAGGTGATATTGTAATGAAATATTGGTTAATGGTGGTTATTTTTTCGGGAGTTTATTCTGATGGAACTCAAGAAGCTTATGTATTTAAAGATCCTCATTTTCATACGCTTAATGAATGTGTAAGAAATGCTAATGATCCTAAAGAAATACCAAAATATGCTAAAAAACTTGTCTCAGAATATGGCAGAATGATGGAGATACAAAAGGTCGTATGTGCCACTCAAGAAGATGTGATAAAGACATTTGGATCTAAGTATGCGATTGGCGAACCCGCATAAACTATTTAAATCACTTTTACCCGAAATAGAAGATGCAGTGGTAAAAAGTCAGCATTGTCAAAGAAACTGGAATCTTTCTCAACAAATTGCTGATGAGGACATTGAATTATTTAAATCAGCTGTAACTTTGTGTCCAAGCAAACAAAACCATTGCTTTTACGAGGTCAGTTTTATACAGAACAGACAATTAATAGAACGTATCCATGAAAATACAGTCGGGTTTGGTGTACCTGTAGATAGCGAAATGATATATACAACCAATCCTCAAACTTTAGCTAATCTACTTGTTGTATTTGAATATTCTAGAAAAATTATGTTTGGCACGTATGATGAATGGAAAAGAGATGCTGACATGTCGATTGGTATTGCATCTGGATATTTAAATCTTATATCAGCAATGTTAAATTATAAAACAGGATACTGCGCTTGTTTTGACTCTAATCATATCAAAAGTATATTAAATACAGAAAATGATATAGCACTCATGATTGGAATAGGCATTGGTGATGATAGTAAAGAAAGAACACTGCATCACAATAATTCTGACTTTAATTTTCCAGCATTTAAAAAGCAAGATATAAAAATAAATGTTTACATTTGATTAAATTTATGTTATAATATATTATTATTGAAAGGAGTTACTATGGAATTTTTTCTAGGTTTAGTTATCGGTGCAGCAGTTGTATACGCTATATGGTGGGTTAGAGATAGGTTTAATAATATACCATGATTTTAATTGATTATAATGCAGTGGCTATAGGTAATCTTGTAGTCCAAAGATTAGATGTTGAAGAAAATTTATTAAGACATATGATCTTAAATTCAATTCGTATGTACAGACAGAAGTTTCAAAACGAATATGGTGAAGTCGTAATAGTTGCTGATGGTCAAGCAAACTGGCGGCGTGATGTATTTCCACAATACAAATACAAAAGAAGAAAAAGCCGCGATGAATCAAAGATAGATTGGAATGAAGCTTTTAGGATTATTAATATGGTAAGAGATGAAATAAGAGATCACTTTCCATATAAAGTCATGCATGAAGCAAACTGTGAAGCTGATGATGTTATTGCTAAACTTGCTTTAGAAACTCAAGAGTTTGGTAAACATGAACCTGTTATGATAATATCAGCTGATCATGATTTCATTCAACTACATAAGTATGAAAATATCAAACAGTTCTCACCAATGCTTAAAAAGTTTGTTAAGGATAAGAATCCAAGACTGTATTCTATGACACATATATTTAAAGGTGATGGTGGTGATGGCGTTCCTAATGTATTATCAGATGATAATGTATTCGTTGATGATCGCAGGCAAACACCGGTTACTAAAAAGAAACTTGATACTTGGCTCGAAGCTGAAGATCTCCAAAAGGTTATGGGCGATACAATCTACAGAAATTATTTACGCAATAAAAAAATGATAGATTTAACAGAAACTCCTGATGCTATAAAAGAACGAATTATAAATAACTTTGAGAATCAAGATCCTAAGAAAAACAAAGGAAAGGTTTTTCCATATCTTGTTAAGAAAAGATGTAAGCGGTTAGTTGAGTGTGTTCAAGAATTTATATAAGGAGAGATTATGAATAATTATGTACCATCACCATTGCTGGTATGCGAAGTGATTCTAGAAGCTCAAAAGCAAAAAAAGAAAGAATCCAAAATAAAAGTATTGAAAGATAATGAAAGTTGGGCTCTCAAAGATATTCTTAGAGGTTCCTATGATATGACAGTGAAATGGAATATTCCTAACAGCAAACCGCCCTATACACCAAATCTCGGTCAGAGCACTCCATCAAATCTTCTCAAATTAAATAAGCAGTTTCAATATTTTGTATCTGGTGGACCAGGTGATTCTATGCAGAAATTTAAAAGAGAAAAACTGTTTATTGAACTATTAGAATCAATAGACCCAGAAGATGCAGAATTAGTCTGTGGTATGATTGCCAAAAAAGATATAAAGGGTGTCAAAAGAAATATAGTAGAGGAGGCCTTCCCAGGATTGCTACAAGATTCTCAGTAATATTAACCTAACCTTTGGAGAGTATGTATGACCCAAGCTCAAATAGCAAGACTTCAAAATGATTCAAAAGAATTAGAAACTTTCGCGCGACAAATGAAAAAAGAAGGAAGAATAGATTTAGTCGAAAAAATTAGAGCTAAAAAACGCCACGTAGACGAACATATTGAAAAACATACGGATAAAGCCGCATAAAAGGTTTACAAACAACAAAAATTTTGATATAATTATATTATGAACATATTTATTTTAGATGAAGATCCAGTAATCGCTGCAAGAATGCTTTGCGACAGGCATATACCAAAGATGGTTGTTGAATCCGCTCAAATGCTATCGACTGCTCATAGGCTACTCGATGGTTCACCTACTAAACGCAGATCTCGATCAGGTAAGACAATACAAACTTACTATGAATTTAAAGACATGCGTGACGAATTATATTACACTGCAGTCCATAAACACCACCCCTGCACTACATGGACTATGGCGTCAATTGAAAACTACAATTGGCACTATGGGCATTTTGCTGAAATGTCTAAAGAATTTACATTTCGTAGACAAAAAAATCATGCAACTTGGGAAAAGATTGGCATGATACTTGCAGCTCCACCAATAAATATACCGAAGATCAAAAGAACAGAGTTTGCACAAGCAATGAGTCAATATCCAGAATGTAAAGTAGATGGTAATGCCGTGCAAGCCTATCGTAACTATTATCATAGAGCTAAACCATTTGCCAAGTGGGAATGGGGACGAGAAGCTCCTAACTGGTGGAAGGGATTTCAAGGTGCCGAATTACACACTACGTAACATAAAAACTAAAGAAAGCTTTATCATAAGCTGTTCATATATAGAACTACAAGAAAAATTAAAGAACGATTCTGATTTAATTCAAATGCTAGTCATGCCGGCAGTAATAGGTCAAACTGGATCAAACTTGGGTAAGACTGATGATGGCTGGAAAGATAATCTAAAAAGAATCAAAGAAGGATCTGCCAAAAACAACACTATAAAGGTTTGATATGGATAAAGAACAAGATAAGCCTAAGCCAAAACCAGATGATGAACCCGATGATGATAAGATAGCTGAAAGAGGCTATGACTGATAAAAAAGAAATCATGCCACTGACACAAAAGGTGATTGATGCTTTACGTTGTGTTCACGATCCAGAAATACCAAACATCAGTGTCTTAGATCTTGGATTAATATATGAACTTGATGTTACTGAAGAAGGTGATGTCTATATAAAACATACTCTAACAAGTATGATGTGTCCTTTTGCTGATCAAATATGTAATGACATCGAAGAAGCTCCTAAAGGAGTTGTTGGTGTTAGATCTGTAAAAAGAGAGTTAGTTTATAATCCACCATTTACTATGGATATGGTTCCGGAAGATACAAAAATTATAATGGGTTGGGACTAGTGAAAAAAAGCAATCAGTTAAAAGTCGCTCTTGACGAACTGGAGCACATCGAACCTGTAACAGAAAATCAAAAGAAAGCTTTTGATGCGTGGGATCAAGGACATAATATAGTACTATCAGGAAGCGCAGGTACTGGTAAGACATTTATTGCATTATATTTAGCATTCAGTAAGATGCTTAAGTATGAACAATACAACAGACTTCTTATTGTAAGATCAATGGTTTCAACACGAGATGGCGGTCATCTTCCAGGAACTAAAGAAGAAAAAGAAGAACCATACAAAGCACCATATAAATCTATTTGTGGAGAATTATTTGGTTATGATGGTGCTTGGGGAAAGCTTACCACAACTAAATCAGTAGGATTTGAAACAACATCTTTTATAAGAGGAGTAACTTTTGATAGAACTATATTAGTTGTTGATGAGATGCAGAACATGAACTTTCATGAACTCGATTCTATTATTACGAGAGTTGGTAATGATTGTAAAGTTATATTCTGTGGAGATCATAACCAAACTGACTTTAGTCGTAAAGACGAAAAAGAAGGAATCATTAAGTTTATATCATTAATAGAACAAATGAGATTCTTTAGAGTTATTAACTTTGGTTGGGTTGATATTGTTAGATCTGATTTTGTTAGAGATTATATTATGACAAAGGAGATGATGGGCTTTTGAGAAGAGGAAGAAAAAAAGAACCACGAGAATACGTTGAGATGAGAATGAAACAACTCATGGAAGAAAGACAAAAGGCAAACGATAAAATGACTCGTATGTGGTTATGGAAATGCGCAGAAGAATTAAAATGGGTCCTACAGGTAATGGATGATGAAAGAAAAGATTAAAGAAAGAATGGACGTGTTGCAAAAGATGATGGAAAATAATATCCACATAGATGATGCGCAAAGAGTAACACGACAAATAGAGACAGTAAGTAAGTTTTGGTCTGTTCTATCAGAAGAAGATAGAGATTACATTCAAGGCTGTCAATATGCTATTGAAGAAAAATATGAATGGAGGCCGGGTGACAAAAAATAATAAGATAGTATTTCTGACTGATCTCATAGAACAAAGATTAAGAAAAGAATCCGAAATAAGTTATTTTGAAAAACAACTAAAAGAAATAGAAGATAAACT